AAACATTCTCCTTTTTTATGTACAATAATAGTAGGTGGGTAAAATGAACTTGTATCAACTCTTTGTCCTTGATTTAACCTAACCATAAAGGTTAATATCTTTTTGTCTTCTTCGTTAAAGGTATACTGAAAAATGTTTTTATCTAATATTTTAAATCTGTTGTACAGATATTTCTTAAAACTATCTATTTTATCCAAATATACAAAAGACGCTAGCGTTATAATTTTATTGTTCGATTCCATAAGTATAAATGTAAGGAATATATCTGTTTTTGTTTTTTATTTTATAAATAAAATCCTTACATTTATTAAATATCTCAGAATCTATCAAAGTGTTATGTGTTAAATTTTTTATGGTTTTAATAACTTTTTCTTTTTTACCTTCAATTAATGATAAAACATTTAAATCTATACCAAATATTAAGTTTTCACCATATATGTAAATCATATCATTGGGTGAAATATAGGTAGTTGGATTTTTTAAATTCAATATTTTTCTTATAATTCTAAAGTTTACCATTTTTTTACCATATAATATATCCAAATAAACATATGGGATGTTTTCCCCAAAAGAATTATAACAAAAGGAAATAAATGAATCTAAATCTGTTTCATATTCTGATTTTCTTTCTTTTGTGGTGAAAGTCCAAAATAATTTAGAATTAATTTGTTTGTGTAATATTGATACTTTACCCTCAACAAGTTCTTTTGTTTTTTCCCAACCTATAATTAACGTAGGTAACCTATCGTCAATGGTATCTAACTTACGACAAATCTTAAAGTTTTCTAACTCCAAATTAGAACTTGTTATTATATTTCCAACATACATATTACAAATATAATAATTTTTTTGTAAAAAACAAATTAAGGATTAAAGAAATCAATTAGTGGTTCACTTTTATAAGTGAATTTATTTAATACTTTTTGAAAAACTTTTGCGGATTCCTCAATACTTTTAGGTTTAAATTGTTGTGACGCTAATCTCGATTGATTAAACGAAGTAAATGAACCTAACCTAGCACCAACTTTGGTTTTTGTGTAGTCTGATCCAGTATTATTATTTTCGTCTTTAATATTTTTCCAAACTTTATAGGATATTTTAAACTTTGTTTGGAACGTGGATTGCGCATAACTTTGTGGTGAATTAATTGCATCTTCACCAAATAAGTCAAAATATTGTTTTCTTCCTATCATATATAAGAATCCTACTGGTCGATACATATATTCATCTCCTTGAAAAACGTTATAATACTCTAAACTATCTAAATCTGTAATTATTTTACCTTCATTATCAAACTCAACTTTATCATATTCTTTTAATTTAGATGGTGTTGATTGAAAATAATATGCAATTTCTTGATTTTCAGAACTAGTTGTAGTTGCAGTAGTAGTAGGTGTATATGTGAAATATTCATTGTTTGAATCTGAGATAATATTACTACTTATCTGATATGCTTTAGTTTCACCAGAAAACTCTACATTATTAGGATATTTAAGTTCATTATCAGAAAATTCACCATTACTCCAATTAAATTCGGCATCCTGAAAATTGTTTGAATTAACGAGTGCATTTGCAAAAAACATTGCAACATCTGCGTTAGTTGATCCAGTTATAGTAGTTTTAATAAATTCAATATCATCATTATTTAAATTATCTGTTACCGTTTTAGGGACTCCTATACCATTTAATGTTTCAATAGTTATCTGAGTAACGTCAAATACTTGGTCGGCGACTTCAGAATTAACACCAATACTATAAATCTGATTTGTACTATTTAAATTAGTAAACTCTATTTTAGGTATCTCATTTGTCGCATTTAAATCGATATCAATGTCCGCAGTTATAGATGTTGTCGGTGGTGAGATATATTTAGATTGTCGCACACCTTGAAAATTAGTTGTCATATGATTAGGTGTAATACTGTGACTAACACTAGTAATCAAATATGCACCATTAAAGAATGGTACGTTTTGTAAATCAAAATACATTAATGGTTGTATATTCATACATCCCAACGCATCAACTTGACACGTATAGGATCTTGTTTTAAACAATCTTAATAAATCTGTACCCTGATATGTTTTTTGTGTTGCACCTCTTTTATCAATTAAATCAGATAAAGCCCTAAAGTATTCACCCGTTTCTTTATGTTCTTGTTGGTTTAATGAAACATTTTTAAATATAGTTTGGTTTTGTGCCCCAAATGCAACCCTAAACGCTACCAATGAAAAATCATCTTCAATATCACTCGCCTTATTTGTGTCTGTCATATCAGGTGGTAATTCTCCATTTTTAAACGCGTAACCATCATTGTTAAAATAATAATTATTTGTTTCTTTTATATCTAAAACTTGTGATGCACCACCTACATATATACAACAATAAACTGGACCTGATGAATCAGGTGACTCTAAAGTGGTAAAAGGTCTAAACATTTTTGCAACTTCTGTGGATTTTTTATAGTTAATATAACTAGGTAGTATTTGAAATAAAAAGTTACTGTCCCTTAATAATTTAGACATAAAGAAATAAACACTTGTATCTTGATTATTCCCTAAACTTAAAAAACTATTTAAATTTATTGTTGCCTCACCACCAATATCTCTCCAACCTCTATCTATAAATCTAAAATAATCGATTAAATTTCTATCTCTATCCCCACCACCACAAACATTAAAACTTTTTTCTGTATCAGATACCCATTTGTCATTAATATTTTTAAAATAGTTATATATTTGTAATTTTATCTCTTTTTTGTTTTTTTCACTAAGTTTTTGTTTTTCTTCCTCTACATTATTACCACTAGTATCACTATTAACATTAGATTCTTTAGAGAAAAGTTCTGAGAATTTATCTATGTATCGTTCAACATTTCTAATATCAATTAATAATTTATTCCCCCTATTTTTATCAAAAATGTTAGGATTTAATATTATAAGTTCTGTAGTATTTGTTAACTTTTCAAGTAAATACCTTTCTGTTGATCCTATATCAGACGGTGTGTCACTAACATAATTACCTAATTCGGATTCAAACTTACCTGTCTGTGTAGAATTAAAATTAAGTTTCACCCAATCTTTAAATTTGTTTATTAAAGCATTTTTAACACTAATAGGTAAATTTATCAATTCATCTTCTAATGGTAATGGTATGTCTGTAGACTCTTTAGATTTATAATAACTTATTTTAGTAGGGTAATTATCTTTACCTGTTTCAAAATTTGTATAATTCGTCCAATCTAATGGATCAGTATTTTCCTTATATCTCCATAATAATGAACCCAAGTAGTAAACATATAATTCAGGTAACTTAACAATTCTCGCACCAACGAATTCACCATTAGGGAATAACGAGTTTATAAACCCTTTTTTAAAGTCTCTATATGGAATTGTTGATAACAATAAATACCCTCTACCGAAAATAGTTTGTTGATTATAAAAATCATTACCCGTAAAAGTTTCTTCGTACTCTGTTTCGGTGTCATCAGTAAAATATGTTTTATTCAAATATTTTCCTGTAGTGTCTCCAGTAGAAGATTTAACATCTATGTTTACTAATTTTACATTTTCAAATTTAGTGTTTAAATCTGATCCAGTACTTGATGATTTTAATAGATTTTTACCTATTGATTTATCCCAAACATTATATATATTATTAGTATAAAGATTATTACTTGTCACATATTTAGTTTCATATATTAAATCACCCTTTTCTTTCTTAGTGAATTTACTTTCGTATTCAGGAAAAAATTTACTATATTCATTCGTATTTGTTATTCTAGTCCAAAGTTTACTAGAGTTGTTTATAATGTCACTATAATTTTTACCGAATAAAATATAATCTATATTTGGATTATCATAATTTAACCCAAACTCAATGTCACCTATCTTTGGTTGTACCCCATCACCTTCTTTTAATGCATATGTTGTAACAACATTATTTTCAACAACAATATTTTTAAAGAAATCTGTTTTACCTATTAAACTATTCGAACCAAATTTATCATTGTCATTTTTTATTCTTTCAATTATTTTATTGATAACTAAAACTGTTTGATTATTTACTTTTACGGATTCAAACGCATTAATTGCATCAAATGTCGCATAATCACTAAATAAACCACCTGTAGTTGAATCAAAATTAGAATAATTTTGCCATAACGCAATCCTAGTTAACATTTGTTGTGTAAAATACTCAATAATTTCTTTTTCTGTATTTAAAAATCTAAAATTTAAGAATGGGTTAACATCATAATCCATAGGGTTAATAGGAAACCAATTATCAGTATCAGTACCATTATTTAATACACTAGTTTTAGTAATTTGTTGTAGTTCTTCTCTTTTTGATATAAAAATATCGAATACCCTCTCAACAAAATCATATTCAGGAAATTTATTTCTAGTGACACCTCTTACATCACCAATATAGATTTCTTTTTGAGCTTCTCCATCACTACTACTATAGAAAGAAGGCCAAGCAATAGATTTATTATTGTCTGACAAATTATTTAACAATGTATCAGGTATATCGGTTTGTTGTCTCTTAATTATATTATTTCTTTGTGAACCTAAATTTTCACTCGATTTAGTTATTTCATAAATCGTTTCAACCATTGCTTGTGTGTTATTGGCTAACACCTCAAAACAAGTTTTTATTGTGGGTTTGAATTCATTTTCAGAATCATTAGATTTATTAAATAATTTTTCGTTTAAATCTTCTTGTACAATTTGTTGTTGTGATTTTATAATACTTTCTAAAGATTGTATTTCATTTTCAAGTTTTTCTCTAATTTCTCTAAAATCTGCAACTACAACAACTGTCTCACGTAACATATTATTATAAAATCTATTTCCATCAACTACCGTATTAAAATTATTTATATCGAAATTATCATTTACATCATTACCACCTATATAATTACTTTTCAAATATAATTCATCTGTTGGTATTGTCATTTTGGATAATACACTCTCTAATGAAAATCTTTGATCTAAAATCAATTTATCGTTTTCGAATTGGGATTTAATTACAAAATTTTTCCATTTATCTTCACTATTATCAACTATTTTAAAAAACCCAATAAACTCATTGTCTTTTGGTTCAGTTTTGGGTACTTCTGATATATTTTCATCACCTACTACCTTCTTAAGATTAGTTACACTATCTGTATTAGTATATTGTTGATTTCTATCGTCAGTAATATATTCATTATATTTAGTAATAATATCATATAATGTGTTAATATAATTTTTAAAATTACTAATAGATATACTATTAATTAAAAGAAAATCCCTAATAGAAAAATAATTATCCCTATTACTTAATAAATTATCATTTATCACACTAGTTTCTATTTCTTTAATACTATTCTTTATTTTAAGATAATCTTTAGTTGTTCCATCGTCATTAGATTGATCGGTTGAGTCAGATTCTTTAGTTATCGGTGTACCTATAAATGATTGTATTTCTTTTAATATACTTTTTTTACCATTTAAGAATTTTAGTTTTTTAAAAGAATCTAAATCGTCTTTTAGTGCTTCTGCCTCTACTTTAAGTTTTGATATTCTTGTAAAGAAATCATCTAATTTTCTTATATTTAATTTACCCACCCTTTGTAATTCTTCTAAACTTTTACCTTCCCCACTAGAACTTAACCCAAAATCTTTATTAGTGTCGTCATAAATTTCATTTAATTTATTATATCCCTCTTTTGTATTAACAACACCTACAATATTACCGATTACCATATCATTAAGAAACGCTTGTTGGAAACCTAAAAAGTTTGCACTAATATCAAAATTACCAGTAGAACCATCAAATTGAGAATTCCAATTAACCATATGTAGACAGTAATCTACCTTTTGTCCGTAATAACCTTTCACTGAGAGTTGGAAAACGGGATAAGGCATTTTAAAAAATATAGAGTATGGTGATTTAATATCGTCATTACCTAAAACATCAAACAATGCACTACCCCTTACATCTGTAAATGTTATATCTACTACGGGTACTAAACTAGCACTATATTTAATATTGATAGATTTAATTCCAAAACCTTCTAATATACCAGAACTTCTAGTATCTTCACCCTTTAAACCACTTATATTAGTCCAATCAGTAGTCGCGTATGTTTGTTGTGGGTTAGGATCTAATTTACCTTCATTGTTATATCTTATTTTTGTAGATATAAAGTTAACCTCATCCTCAACACCTCTAATATCAAAACTTTCTCCATTATATGTTACCCTATTTCTAGGATACGCAGAAAATTTAACATATATAAACATGTCTTCAGGTGGTATAATATCATTTTGTATTGGGTTTGGATCTACAACGAATACCTTACCTATTTCTTCTACTCCATTTTCTGCCATAAAAAACTATTTTTTTAAATACCATATAAAGTTTTATACTCTTCTACTTTATCTATGTATTGTTGTAAACTATCTCTAAATGGAAAAGGTACTACAATAATTTCGTCATCAGGAATATTTTCTTCTACACCACCATATTGTGGGTTCGCCAATAAAATTAACCATCCATGATATGGATTATCATAGTATATTTGACTTAGTTTATCTAATCTACTAAATTGAGATCTATAAACAACAGTTTTATCTGTAGGTTTAGTATCTAATTTTATAAACGGTAATGGTTTATATGACCCATTAACTTTAAATTTTTGATATCTATCGTAATATTCTTTTCCCATCTATATTAAGTTAACCCCTGACTTGTTATTGTAAATGTTTTTATTTTTCTAGTTTTACTTTTATTTTCGGTTAAAAACGCAGTAACTTTAATACTATCTTTTTTACCTTTTTTCTCTTCTTCTAATTCTTTTTCTTTTTCTTTAAAAACTTTTTGTGCGTTTTCATATGCAGTTTTATTCTCCTGTGTTTTGAACGTTTTGAAATTCGTTTTTGCGGTTTCTAATGTTTGTGATGCACCTGAAAGAGAATTTTCTAATTCTTTTAACTTATTAGGATTAACTAAATTATTAGACTCAAAATCTACAGGTATATTAACAGTACTTTCCGATGTTCCATCAACATTATTTAATGTTTCATCTAAATTATTAAATTTATACCCTAATTTATTAGAAGGGTTAGGATCACTACCTTTAACTATAATATCTTTAGGTTTTTCACCATCTTTAGTTTTAATAGTTATTTTTGATTTCCCATCACTTATTATTTCCAAAAGATCATCTCCATTACCATCTGCATCATCTGAATTGTTTTCCGCATCTTTTTCTTGTTTTATTGTACCCTCATTTTTCAAATCTTCAACTAACTGATTTAATCCTGTCTCACCTAAGGCTTTCTCTCTTATCTCACTTAATTTAAGACCATCTTTTAATTCACCATCCTGTATGTAATCCGCTCTAGGTTCATATATTTCAGTATTTGCATAATAGTTAAATGAAACTGCATTCTGTAATCTATTAATTGGTCCATCTAAAGAATGACCACCAATTAAATCAATAGATAATTGTATAGATGCTATCATAGGTTGTACCCCAATACCTTCAGGATTCAAATCAAATTGAGGTCCATCATAAGTTATAGTTAAACTATTTATTTTAATTTTAGTATGGAAGAAATCACCAATTCTAAGAATACATATTGGTGGTCTACCAAAAGAAAGATTTTGTGGTTGTATTCCTACTTCTTGCCCATTTTTATCTGTTTTTCTATCATATATACTTGGTCCTTGTCTCATACATTGATTTAAAAATGTTAATCTACTATTTAAACCTTCAGGTGTTATACTATGAAATCCTGGTTGGAAATATTTAATCTTTTCAGAAATAGTTTTAAAGTAGTTTGGGTAATTTCCATCTATAAAATCAAAATACGCACTCTCATCAATTAACAAACTATCTATCGCCTTAACTTCATCGGATTGGATGAGATTTTTTTCTTCTTCTTTAGGTTCCGCAGATTTAGAATTATCAGGGTCATTTTCCCATGTAACTTCTACTTTTTGTGTGTTTTCTACAACTGCATTTGTGACATATTTAATATTTTTTGATCCTATTTCTGATATCAATTTACTTTTTATGTCGTCCGCCCTTTCCTTTGCTATTTTTTTCGCCTCATTTCTAATATCAGGTAATTTTAGATTAGGTTCTTTATTTTCATCTTCACTAGAATACCCATCTACAGTTATCTTGATTTCTG